GTCAAAATTTTGCGTGAATCACTTTTTGAAAATCTGAAAATTTAAATGGTAAACCGGGGCATTTCCGCAGGTTCCTTGGTGATAATCCCAGTTTTTGGCACTAGCCTGCGGTAATAGCCCTACCGACGCCACTCTTGGAGAATGAGACGTTGACGGCGTAGTACTCGCGCCGCATGATGACGCACTCAGCCTTCCTCAGCGCCCCTTCGGAGGAGTAGCGCATGCGGCACTCGAACGTGACCCGCCCACGTTGGGGCACAAACGGCATATGGGCCTCTATGGGCATGCTTTTGGCGAATCCCTGCACCATCTCTATGCAGGGGAGCTGCTCATTGTCCAGGTTACGCGGCATCTCGAACGAATCCACGCGCGGGTCAAGAATCCCGTGGGCCGCAAGCCTTCCACGCTTGGGCATCACGTGCGGAGCATCCCTCATGATCACTGGTGCGACCAGCTCGTCGAAGTCGCGCTCGACGCGAGCCTTCACGTCACCGCATGCATAGCAGTGTCGCTTGACCATCTTTCCGATGACGTTCGACTCGAACCTGTCCTGGTATGGTTGCAGGTCATTGCCGAGCACGAGGAACGCCCGCTCCGCAAGGTTCAACTCCTTGGGCCACTCGTGATAGGTGCGGTCATACCTGGTGCCGCCGTCAAGGACGCGGGACTCATCCCAGTCCTCCATCGACATGTGCGGGCCGACGATGCCTGACGGATTGCGTTGGACGCCATCTACCGTCATCCTAAGCCCGTTCTCGCCATATGTAATCTCGGCATACGCCATGACCGCACCTCCCTCATTCGATTATCCCATATGCGGGGTGGGGGAGTGCTGTCTTTTCGGCATGCGACATGTTGGGGTGAATTGACGGGAAACCACAATATGTAGTATATAAAGATGTACAGACACAATATGTTGTGTCACCAATTCTCAGGCGAGACGGAGTGATCGAACCTGCCGCAACCTTCTTGGGGGTTCCCTTGGCGCAGGACTGGGCCGTCGCCTTCTACCACTCTCCAGCATGGCTTCGCAACCGCAAGGCATATATGGGCAAGGCCATCGACACGCCATTCGGCATCGTGCCACCCGGACTGTGCGAGCGCTGCTACTCGATGGGCATCATGCGCCCCGCGAAGGTCGTGCACCACAAGACGCACCTAAGCCCCGAGAACATCGGCGACCCGAGCGTGACCCTGTCGTTCGACAACTTCGAGCGCCTGTGCCAGGACTGCCATGCCGTCGTGCACAGCGGCCACGAGCGCACGCGGGCGAGGTTCGACGAGCAGGGCAACGTCATCTTCTGACGATTGGAGGACGGTTGGCAAGGAAGGCTAAGTCACCGGATGTGGAGAGCGAGCGCATACAGCGGCTCAAGGACGAGTCGAAGAGCCTGACCGGCTTCGACAAGGCGCTCATGGACGACCTGATCACGGAGTATGACGCGCTCGCAACCATGGTCGAGGGACTCAGGCGCGACGTGCAGGAGCATGGCGTGATGGTCCGCAAGGTGGTCGGCGCACACAACCCGCGCGAGGACACCGTGGAGAATCCCGAGTTCACCACCTACCAGAAGGGCATCGCACGCCTTGGCGACCTTGCCAAGAAGATTTCGGACTTCGCCAAGCGCAGCGACGATGACGGCTCTGACGAGGGGGACGGTGGCCTTGCCGCGTTCCTACGTAAGTAGCCCATACGTCGACGCCCAGGGGAGGACCGACGCCGAGACGTACCTAATGGGGTGCCTTGACGGGACCATCGTCGCTGGCAGGCGCATCAAGGCGCTTGCCGAGAAGATGCTCCCGCGCATACGCAACGGCTACAAGTGCTGGCGGTTCGACGTCGACGCCGCCACGAGGCCGGTCGAGTTCATCGAGCGGTTCTGCATGATACCGTCCGGCAAGCTCGGACAGCCGTTCATCATGGAGCCGTTCCAGCGTTGCATCACCGAATTGATCTTCGGGTTCGTCGACGAGGACGAGAACCGGCAGATTCAGTACGCGCTGATAGAGGAGTCGCGCAAGAATGGCAAGTCGAGTTGGGTCGCGGCCATCGAGCTGTACCTGCTCCTTGCCGATGGAGAGGGTGCCCCGCAGATATACAACGCGGCCACGTCGAAGGCGCAGGCATCACTTGCCTACGGTGCCGTGTGGCGCATGGTCAGGCAGTCGCCGGAGCTGATGAAGTTCCTCCGCAAGGGCACCGTCGTGGAGCGTGCGGAGAACGGCATCATCTGCGATGGCAACCTCGGGTACATCATCCCCCTGTCCAAGCAGACGGACCACCTCGACGGCCTCGATGTGCACGGGGTGGCCTTGGATGAGCTCTCTGCCATGTCTGACCGCGCGACGTTCGACCTCGTTAAGCAGGGCATGGGCGCAAGGAGCCAGCCGCTCATGATTGCCATCACCACACAGGGGTTCGTGAGGGACAACGTGTGGGACCATGAGAGGGACTATGCGGTCAGGTGGCTTGAGGGGAAGATCGAGGACGACCGGTTCCTCGGCGTTCTGTTCGAGCTTGACGACCGTTCGGAGATTTGGGACGAGACCAAGTGGGCGAAGGCCAATCCGGGCCTTGGCACAATCAAGAGCGTCGAGTACTTGAGGGCACAGGTGCTCAAGGCGAAGAACGACCCGAGCTACATGCCGACGCTGCTCACGAAGGACTTCGACCTGCCCGCGAACCAGGCGAGCGCGTACTTCACGTTCGAGGAGGCCGTCAACCGCACCGAGTACAAGTTTGACAGCAGCGAGTTCCGATACGCGATTGTCGGGATCGACGCCGCCGACACGATTGACCTGAACGCCGCGACCGCCCTCTTCATGCGCAAGGGCGACAGCCACATCTATCGCAGGAGCATGTACTGGATTGCGGAGGAGCAGGTCAAGGTCAACTCCAACAACCAGCGCGGCAGGGATGGGGTGCCATACCAGGAGTGGGCGGCTAGGGGACTGCTGAGGATAGTCCCCGGCAACAAGGTCCAGAAGCGCGTGTTCGTGGAGTGGATTCAGGAGCTTGCGGACGATGGCCTGTACACGCGGTTCGTGGGCTACGACCCGTGGCACATGGACGACTCTACGCTTGACCTCATGAGGGGCCTCGTGGGCTCCAACAACGTCGAGGTCGTGAGGCAGGGCGTGCAGACGCTATCCCAGCCGCTCAAGCAGATACGGGCCGACATGCGCGACCACAAGATAGTCGACGGCAACAACCCCATCGACCACTGGTGCAACCTGAACCTCGCTGTGAAGGTCGACGCGAACGAGAACGTCCAGCCGGTGAAGAAGGCTGGCGCAACCACGCGCATCGACGGGTTCATGGCGCTCTTGGACGCCTACATCACCATGCAGCGTCACCTTGAGGAGTACATGCAGATAGCGGGGATAGAGTACGAGTAGGCACAGTGTTCGCCCTCCCCTTGTCATCCTTGTCAGGGAGTCGGCCTGCCCGGCCTTCCGTTACCTTGCCTTCCTGAGAACCCTTTTCCTCAGTGCGATCTCGTAGCGGCCCGATGAGCGGAAGCGGCTTGCCGCGTAGCGAAGAGGGCCGGATGTCGCGCGTACGTTATTGTGGGTCACGGGGTGTTATTGCGCGACAACCGAGTGGAATCTGTGGGTTGTGGAAGCCTTTGGTCGGAGTGGGTTGGAGTGGGGGATTGGCCTGTCACAACCCGTGACTGAATCCCTCGTGCCCCCTGGTCAACCTCACCTGCGACAGGGGAGATTATAGCGAATTTGACTAAAAAAGTCAAGTTGTACAGTCTACGTATGGAACCGATTCTGGAATATCCACATCTTTGCCCAAGCGCCCGACACCCGTCTCCATGACCACAACATATTGTGGTTACTAACGTTTGACAATCCCAAAAACACAAGATATAGTGGAGCCATGGGATTATTGTCTGAATATTTCCCGCAGGTGGCGCAGCACCAGCTCGCACCGATTGGACCCCTCCAGAGCAGATACACGACCTTCACCGAGTCGGCACCCACATTCGCCGCCTGGGACGGATCGCTCTATGACCACCCCCTCACGAGGGCTGCGATAGAGCGGTTCGCGGTCGCGTGCTCCAAGCTCAAGCCGGAGTTCGTCGGCTCGGCATCGTGCAAGCCCAACGTGCGGAAGCTGTTCGACAGCTGGCCCAACGACCTCATGACGTGGCCCGCCTTCCTCGCCAGGGCGGCTACCATCTACGAGATGGACACGACGGTCTTCATCGTGCCAGCGCTCGACAGGAACCTCAACACGGTCGCCCTGTTCCCTGTGAAGCCCTCCTATACCGAAATCTGCGAGTACGAGGGCGAGCCATGGTGCATCTTCCACATGATGACCGGTGACGTCATGGCTATCGAGTACAAACGTTGCGCCGTGGTCACGAAGTTCCAGTACCTCAGCGACTTCTTCGGCTCGGGCAACGACCTGATGAATCCCACGCTCAGGCTGCTCGACGCGCAGAACCAGGCGGAGCAGCAGGCGGTCCTCAACGGCGCACGCATCCGGTTCATCGGCAAGGTGACCGGCATGACGCACGGCGACGACCTCAACAAGAAGCGCGAGAAGTTCTACATCGACAACCTCAGCGCCCAGAACTACACGGGCCTGATGCTCTACGACAACACATTCGAGGACATCAAGCAGATCGACGAGAGCCGCTTCATCATCGACGAGGACGAGATGGAGCGCGTCGCCTTCTACATCTATGCCTACTTCGGCATGAACAAGGCGATATTGACGAACGACTATGACGAGAACCAATGGGGTGCCTGGTACGAGGGCAGGGTCGAGCCGTTCGCGCTGATGCTCGCGGAGGCCATCACCAAGTCCAACTTCACGCAGACCGAGAGGAACCACGGCAACTACGTGACCTTCTCCAGCTCCTACCTTGAGTACGCGACGCCCGAGTCCAAGCGCAAGGTGATTGATGACATGCTGGACCGTGGTGCCATCACGTGGAACCAGGCGGCGGACATCCTACAGATGCCGCACTTCCCCGGAGGCGACATGCGAATCCTCCGTGGCGAGTTCTACGTGCTGGACGAGTACAACAACGTCGTGGCGGAGTCGGGCGGTCACACGACCGGCAACTCGACAGACCTGCCAGTCCAGCAGGACGAGGAAACCGCCGAATGACCCAAGGCCCCGCAAAGGGGCCTTTTTCATGAGCAAAGGAGGCCACAGATGCCTTACCTGCCCGATTCGAGGCAATACCGAAGCTTCAGGGCTTCCAACTTCCAGCCGGTGACCCGCGACGGCGACGGCAACGAGCCCAACTACAAGGTGCGCGGCTACTTCACCACCTTCGATTCCGAATACCTCCTCTACGAGGGCACGAAGTACTGGCCCGCAGAGTACGAGCAGATCGACCGCCACGCGCTCGACGGCGCGGACATGAGCGACGTCATCATGCAGTACGACCACAACGGCCCGGTGATGGCACGCAACAAGAACGGCTCGCTCACCATCGGCACCGACACGCATGGCGCGTGGTGCGAGGCCGACCTGTCTGGTTGCCAGCAGGCACGCGACCTCTACGAGTCCATCTCCAACGGCCTCGTGACCGAGATGAGCTTCGCGTTCACCATCGCGTCCGACGAAGACGGCGAGGGCTACACCACGTTCAAGGACGAGAACGGCGACTACCACACCACCATCACGCGAATCAGCAAAGTCTACGACTGCTCGGCGGTGTCCATCCCGGCAAACCCCATGACGGACATCTCCGAGATGCGGAAGCGCTCCTACATCGCCCACCTGACCGAGGCCGACATGGAGCGCAGGATGCGCGAGCTTGACGAGCACGCAGACGAGCCAACCAAGGAACCCACCGAGGAACCAGCAGACGAACCCGCCGAGGAAGCCGCCGAGGAGTCCGAGGCCACCAGCGAACCCACCGACGAACCCATCGAGCAGCCCACCGAGGAGCAGCTCAGGGCACGCCGCATGAGGCGTGCGAGGGCCATGAGGCTCTCATCCATCTAGGCAACCACAGCCGCAAGGCTGTCAAGCACACACAGGCACGAGCCACCTTCCGACGGAGTGATCGGGGCAGGCGCGAGGAGCAGGAGTTGTCCCTCCGTGCGCGGGACGCAGGAGTTGCGCCCCATCGAACCCAAATCCGACAGGAAAGGAAGGCTCAATATGTTTGAGACTTTCAACGCGGCCCAGTACCGCGCACTGGACGACGCCGCCTTCGAGCAGCGCAAGTCCCAGGTCATCGAGCTCATGAGCGCCGAGACCCTTCCCGAGGGCGTCACCGACGAGATGCTGTACGCCGAGGCCGACCTCATCGAGGCCGACACCCAGCGCCGCAACAAGGCAGTCGCCCTCCGCAAGGCCAAGGTGGAGAAGGTCGTCGAGGCCGCTCCAGTGGTCGAGTCCAACAAGCCCGCCGAGAAGCGCGAGTCCGGCTTCAAGGCCGTCTCCGAGGCTTCGTTCACCGACTCCATCGAGTACCGCCGCGCCCTCGCCAACCACATCGCGCACGTCGCTCCCATGAGCAACGACATGATGGCTAAGGCCGTGCGCGAGCGCCAGAGCCGCGCTGCCGGTGACCCCATCGCCGTCTCCTTCGCCGATGGCTACACCAACGTCACCGACCCGACCTTCGCGCAGACCGTCTCCACCTCGCCCCTGATGCCCCTGAGCATCTCCGACGAGATCATCCAGAAGCGCTCCGAGGCTGGCGTCCTCCAGTCCAAGGTCAACGTGACCTACTTCCCCGGTGGCTACGCCGTGCCCATCTCCGACCTCACCGTCGACTTCCACTGGATCAACGACAAGCAGGTCAGCCCCTACCAGTACGACTCCGACATCCAGACCGTGCTGTTCGGCTACCACCAGCTTGAGGCCCGCTTCGCCCGCACCTTCCTCGTGCAGGCCCTCCTGAGCGACAACTACAAGCAGATTCTCTCGCCCAAGTTCACCGAGGGCTATGGCCGCGCCATCGACTCCGCCATCATCGGCGGCACCGGCTCCACCAACGGCCAGCCGCTCGGCATCCTCAAGGACCCGCGCGTCATGGACCAGACCAGCGGCGCTGGCACCGGCAAGGCAACCATCATCGAGGCCAGCTCCGACGACCTCACCGACTGGAAGTTCTGGAACAAGGCCCTGTTCAAGGGCGACTTCAACCGCCTGTACCGCACTGACGGCGAGTGGATCATCGGCGACTCCACCTTCGGCACCTACCTGCTGAGCCTGCACGACGAGGTCAACCGCCCGCTCGTGCGTCAGGACCTCCGCAATGCCGACGCCATGGCCTCCCTGTTCGGCAACACCATCAACGTCATGCCGAACACCATCCTGCCCGACTTCGACACCGCCGCGACCGGTGCCGTAATCGCCATCTTCATGAACCCCCGCAACTACACCCTGAACTTCCAGCCCGGCATGCCCATCAGCACCGTGTCCTGGGACGACCACGAGACCAACACCCACAAGACGAAGGTCCTCACCGCCGTCGACGGTCGCGTCATCGACAACAACGGCATCATCATCATCACCAAGAAGGCCCAGGGCTAAGGGGGAATCCTCATGACCATCAAGGAATCCCTCACCGACTACCTTGGTGAGTCCGCCAAGGGCGAGACCATCGCCGAGGTCCTGCGCGAGGGCCTGTCCGCCGAAGGTACCACCATCGGTGCCGTGGTCGCGGACGCGGCTAGCAGCGAGTCCGGCAAGGAAGAGGCCACTAGCTAATGGTACGCATCACAGTCGTCAAGCCCTTCTACGACCTCAAGCGCCACAAGATGCTTGAGCAGGGCGACGAGTACGAGGCCACCGAGGAGCGTGCCGCGCAGATTGACGCCTCGCTCCCCGGATACATCACCCACGTTGCGGTCGATGCGGAAGATGCGCCCGTCGAGGAGCCTGCCGACGATGCGCCCGACTACGGGTCCATGCCCTACGCCGACCTCGTGTCCCTCGCAAGGGACCGTGGAATCCAGGTAAAGGGCAGGCCGAAGAAGGCCGACCTCATCGAGGCCCTCACCAAGGAGTAGCACATGGCACTGTTTGACGAGGTCAAGACGTGTCTTCGCGTGACGGGCGACATGACCGACTCCGAGATCCAGATGTGGATCGACGCGGCCATAGCGGACATGCGCAGGTGCGGCGTCAAGGACGACCTCCTTGAGGAGTCCACCATGAGCTCGCTCGCGCGTTCCGCAGTCGTGTGCTTCGTCAAGGGCCAGTACGGATACGACAACGCAGAGGCCCCGCGATTCCTTGAGTCCTACCGGCTCATGCTCGCGGGGCTTCTCAACAGCGTGTCCAACGAGTACCTCACGGACGGTGACTGATGCGCTGGAACGACGAGGTCACGCTCCTGTCGCCGAAGGACGCATACCAGGACTCGTCCGGCTCGTGGCACGAGGGCGAGCGGACCGAGCGGACGGTCTTCTGCAACGCCATGACGCTTGGCCTCATGGCGATGGCAAACCTCCGATCCTCCGACGTCCGCCTTGCCAACTCCACCGACCCCGTCGACATGGGACTTCGCAACCAGCACATGATCCAGGTCCGCGCAATCGACTACCAGGGCGAGGACCAGGTCATGTACCACGGCGACGAATACGAGGTCATGTACCTGTCCGGCAGCGGAGAGTTCAGGATTCTGACCATCGCGCAGAGGTTGGGGAACGAGTGAGCGACTACACGGTCGACTCCAGCGGATTCGCCGACGCCATGACGCAGATACTCACCAACCTCGGCGAGGGTGTGACAACCCTCGCGCCAAGTGCGGTCGAGGAGGCCCTTACGACTGGCGAGAAGGCGTGGAAGAGGAACGCCAAGGCCGTGCTCAGCACGTCCTACTCGCGAGGCGGATGGGGCAAGGTCAGGGGCGGCAAGGGTGGCGTCACCCGCTACAAGAGCGGCAAGCGCAAGGACCAGATAAAGGACATCGCCTGGTACGGCAAGACCTTCAAGACCGGCAGGTACGCACGCTCCATCAAGCACCACATGACCTCTGGCGGCGTGTCGCCGGAGGGCGAGATTGGCTCCGCGTCCATGCCCGGTCTGGCCCACCTGCTTGAGAAGGGCCACGGGTACTACACCGCAGCCCCGCACGTGCACATAGAGCCAGCCGCAGACGAGGCGTTCAAGGACTTCGACAGAAGGCTCGACGAGGCGATAGACAAGGCGATAAGCGATGCCTAACGAGATGAGGCCCGACGAGGTCGTGTTCTCGACCCTGCTGACCAGCGGGATAGAGGGCACCAAGAGTGCGTGGCCCTTCAAGAAGGAGCCGCCCCTCCCGTGGTTCGTCTTCAAGCAGCGGAAGAAGGGCGAGTTCTACGCCGATGACGGCAACTTCGCGAAGATGCAGCGCTACGAGGTCGACCTCTACCAGTCCGAGGAGGACGGGGACCAGAGGGACGCCTTCGAGGAGGTGCTCGGACTTCTCGGCCCATATGCGTGCTACGAGTCCTGGACCCCCATGGAGAACTGCTGGGTGACCTCTTACACCCTCACATACCACCCCAACAAGTAACCAATAGAAGGAGGCCCACATGGGCAAGGTAATCTACGGACTCAAGAACGTCCATTACGCCATCTATGACGCTTCCACCGGCACCTACGGCCAGTGGAAGCCCATCCCCGGTGCCGTGTCGCTGTCCTCCGACGCCGACACCACCCAGAACGACTTCTATGCGGACGACGGCGTCTATGCCACAATTTCCGCTTCAGGAAAAGAGACCGGCACCATCGAGTTCGCCGCAATCACCGACGAGATGTACGCCGACCTCTTCAACTACGAGAAGAACGACACGACCGGCCTGCGCTACCAGCTCACCGAGCCGTCCACCGTCACCGTGGCGCTCGGCTACGAGACCAGCGGCAACGAGGGCAAGCTGCGCGGCGTGCGCTACAACGTGAGCTTCACCGCCCCGTCGCAGTCCTCCAACACCATGACCGACTCCACCAACCCCGACACCGTCTCGGTCAACTACACCGCCATTGGCCGCAACTTCACCGTCAACGGCGAGACCAAGAACGTGCTCAAGGGCCACGTGGAGGAGGGCACCGCAGCCTTCAACGGCTTCTGGGGCGACGTCCTCACGCCTGGCGCTTCCGCCTCCGCATCCACCCTTGCCAGCCTGGTGCTCTCCAACGTCGAGCTGACCCCCGCCTTCGACGGCGCAGTCAACTCCTACATGGGCACCACCACCAGCGCCTCCGGCACCATCACCGCAACCGCCACCGACACCGAGAGCGCCACCGTGGCAATCGCGGTCAACGGCAGTGCCTACGCCAGCTCCGCCAGCTACAAGAGCGGCACCAACACGGTCACCGTCCTGGTCACCAACGGCGCTGCGGTCACCCTGTACACAGTCATCGTCACGCGCAACGCGGCCTAGCCGAGCGCATGCAGCGCGGGGGCACTTCCCATCCGTGGGGAGTGCCCCCTTCTTTGTGCGCTTAGCACCTCAGACACAGCGACAGAAGGGGAGACATGCCAAAGGTCGACTACGAGAGCAACGGCGTCGAGCGCGAGTACGAGGCCACCACGTACACGCTGGTCATCTACGAGCAGGAGTTCGGCAGGGACCTCATCAAGGACGTGTTCGGTCGCATCGACGTGACCCAGGCGCTCAGGAACATCGACGCCGATGGCAACGTCATCGCCATGGACTACACGGTCGACAACTGGTCCTCGTACCCGAGGGCGTTCTGGGCCATGCTCAAGACCTCCGAGGCCATCTGCAAGCGCGACAACCGCCCGTGCCTCGCTGTCCCCCCGTTCGTCCAGTGGTGCCTTGAGACCCGCTCGATTGACATGGGCCAGCTCTCGCAGCTCGTGTTCGACGAGTGCCAGCGGGGATTGTTTCGATCTGGAGCCGCCGACTCCGAATAAACCGGCAGACGGCCCGCAACTGAAGCTCGTGTACACGCACCTGTGGACGGAGCTTCTCAAGATGGGCGTCACGTGGGACGAGGCCCTGCGCATGTCGTGGGGCACCACGAGGATGCTCTTCTCCGCGAGGGCCGAGGCGTACGACGCCGCGAAGGACTACAAGCCCAGCGACACGAGGTACGCGACCAACGAGGATGTTGCCAACTGGATCTAAGGGGGTGCCCCAATGGCAGCAGGCGCATACAAGGGCCTGACAATCCGCATCGGTGCCGACACGACAAAGCTGTCATCCGCGCTCCGTGGGGCCAACTCCGCAATCTACAAGGCCCAGACCGAACTCAACAGGCTCAACAAGGCCGCGAAGCTCGACCCTGGCAACATGGGCGTGGTCACGGCACAGATGGGTGCCATAGCCGAGCAGGCCATAAACGCCGCGTCGAAGATCGACAACCTGAAGCAGGGCATCGAGGCCCTCGGCAACACGAACGTCGCCAGCGGCGGTAGCACCACAATCTCGCAGCTTGCCGCGAACACCGAATCCATGACGCTCGCCGCAGAGCGTGCCAAGGTCGCATACGACGAGGTGGACAAGGCGCAGAGCGAGCTCTACAAGAAGATCAAGCAGTACGCCAAGGTCGACATCGGCAAGGTCACCAGGGAGGGCAACTACTCCGACGAGTGGCTCGACAAGCAGACCGGCATCAAGGACAAGGACAAGGATGCCGTAAAGGCCCTGAAGAAGGAGTGGGATCAGGCTTCCAAGGCGCTCTCCGACTACTCTGACGTCGCAAGGCTGCAATCCCTGAACAACGACCTCGCGGTCCAGCAGGCCAGCATCAGGTCGCTCAGCAACCAGATTGTCGACATGAGCCGCAGCATGTCTGCGTTCGACAGGTACAACAGCAAGTCGTTCAGCGGTCTTGGCGAGCAGCTTGCGTCGGTGAACGACCGACTCGTGCTCGTGTCATCCGCGTCAGAGGTGGCGGGCGAGAGGTTCCGCGCACTCAGCAGCGCCATGACGCTCGACTACGGCGGCATGGACGTCATGACGGAGCGCACCGACGCGCTCAACAACGCCATCGAGGCAGCCGAGATGAAGGCGGAGCTTCTCCAGCAGAGGGTCTCCGCCTACGAGGACGCGGGAGTCGGCAGGCTCGCCCAGGACATGGGCAACGTCGCAATCGAGGTTCAGCAGGCCGAGGCCGCGTTCAAGTCCGCCAACACCGAGCTTGTCACGATGAGGGCGAACGGCGACACCTCGTCCCAGGCGTTCAGGCAGGTGGAGAAGGCCGTCCAGCAGGCGCAGCTCCGCATGGACACCGCGCATGCCGTGCAGCAGTACCAGAACCTCAAGACGCAGCTTCACGAGGTCAGGAGCGAGGCGATAGACCTCGCTGGCAAGCTGGTCGACCTCAACAGGCCAAGCTCCGTCGCCGCCACCTCCGACGTCCGCAGGATAAGCGACGACATCAAGTTCGTCGGCGACGCGATGAGGACCGCGCAGACCGACGCGCACTCCCTCGACGCCGCGCTGAAGCTGAACCCCGAGAACATCGACCTCGTGACCAAGAAGTCAGAGCTTCTCGGGCGTGCGTCCCAGCTTGCCGCCAAGGAGGCCGAGGAGCTGGGCAAGAAGCTGTCCAGCTACGACGCATCTGCCATCAAGAAGGCCACCGACCCCACCAAGACGGCAGCAGAGCAGATTCTCGACGCGAGGAACAACTTCGAGTCTGCCAACGACGCGATCCGCGAGACCGAGACGTCGATGGCGAAGCTGCAACAGGCCATCGACGGCATCGACCTCGTCCATGGCGGCGAGGAGGCGCACGAGACGTTCGCGAGCCTCAACGACCAGATGCGCACGTACATCGAGAGGCTTCATGAGCAGAGGCAGGCCGCTGCCGAGGCTGGCAATGCGCTAGACCTCTCCAAGCAGCGTGCGGAGTACGAGCAGGTCGAGGTCGCTCAGGTAAAGAACCTCGCTGCAAGCCAGCGATTCGCCGCCGAGGCCCGTGGCCTCGCCAACATCAACATCACTCCGCGCTTCGACATGTCCTTCGCAGACCAGATGCGAAGCGCGTTCGACCAGATACAGTCCGGCGCCGCCGTAGAGCAGGCGATGGGCGGAATCGCCGACAGGCTGAAGGACATCGGTGCCGCAGCCGACGATGCCGACGACAGGTTCTCCAGGCTTGACGCGGCGCTCGAACTCGACCCGACGAACATCGGCGTCGCGCAGCAGCGTGCGGTCGCGCTTGCAGACGCCATGACGGCAACCGACCGCAAGACCGAGGCCCTCACCGCAGCCATGAAGGCAATCCCCGTCGAACTCATCGACAAGGCCGCGATTGCCAACGGCACCGTCGCAGAGAAGGTGTCGGAGTCGAGCCGCCGCTATGACGAGGCCGCCAACCGCGCAAAGGGCTACCAGGACACCATCAACGCCATCAGCGCCGAGCTTGGGAAGCTTGAGTCACAGGACGCCATCTCTGACGGCGATGCCGAGAAGATAGAGAACATGAAGGCCCAGATGGACCTTCTCATCCAGAGCATGCGGCAGTTCGCCGACGAGGACAAGAATGCGTTCGACGACATGTCCTCTGCGGTCGCCACCCAGAAGTGGCAGGAGATGAACGTCCAGCTCACCGAGTCCAAGGCGCATGCCGTCGAGCTTGCCCATAGCTACGGGAGCCTCCGAGTCCCGTCAGACATCGCCGTTGGTCTTGAGGACATCAACAAGCAGATGCGTCTCGTGTCCGATGGCGCGGACGCCGCGAAGAGCAGGTTCGACCAGCTCAACAGCGCGTCCAAGATTCAGCCCTACAGCCTTGGGGTCGCCGTCGACAAGGTACGCGCCCTGCGCGAGGCCACCGACGCCGCAAGGCAGAAGGCCGAGGTCCTCAAGCAGCAGCTAGAGGCCTACAAGTCTGCTGGCGTGGACAAGATGTCGCACCAGATCAGCGATGCCGCCGTAGCATTCGAGAAGGCCAACCAGCACGTGAGGGAGCTTCAGGTCGCGCTCGAAGCGGAGAAGAAGGCGAACGGCGAGGCGAGCGAAGAGGCCCAGAGGCTTGCCGCAGAGCTTGAGAAGGCGGAGAGGAACGCCAAGACCATCGGCGCGGTGAACGAGTACCGCAACCTTGAGGCCGAACTGCGCCAGGTGCAGTCCGCATCAAAGGAGATGCAGAACTCCATGAAGGCTGACCTTGGCGAGGTCGGTGCCGCAGCCGTCACGGCGGCGCAGCAGTTGGGCCAGATTGCCCAGCAGGCATGGGGCCAAATCAAGGAGTCCTCCAACGACGTAGACGCCGCATACCGCAACCTCCGCAAGACCTTCGATGCTGAGGAGTCCGACTACCAGAACCTCTACGACTCGGCCATGAAGTACAGCCAGTCGCACGTGACGAGCGCCGACACGATGCTCGAAATGGAGGCAACCGCAGCGCAGCTCGGCGTCGGCATGGAGGGCGGAGCCGAGGCAATCCAGGCGTTCGCCGACGCGGCTGCGAACCTAGACGTCGCAACGAACATCGACGCCGACACCATCGCACTCCAGATGGGCCAGATCATGGCCGTCATGAGCGACGTCGACTACAAGAACATCGACAGGTTCGGCGACGCGCTCGTGCGCCTGGGCAACAACATGCCCACGCAGGAGTCCAACATCATGCAGATAACCCAGCGACTCTCAGCAGTCGGCAACGTCGCCGGGTTCAGCACCCCGCAGCTTCTCGGATGGGCCGCTTCTGTCGCTTCCACCGGACAGAAGTCCGAGGCGGCTGCTACCGGACTCGCCACCCTAATCACCAGCATCACCGCAGCGGTCGACGACTTCGACAAGGGCGGGGACAGCCTCGACAAGTTCGCCAAGGTCGCTGGCGTGTCCGCAGAGCAGTTCGCGAAGGACTGGCGCGAGGGCCCGTCTGACGCCCTTGAGAACCTCATCAAGAAGCTCGGCGACTCAGAGACGCTTTTCTCAGACCTCGCTGGCATGGACATAACCAGCGTCCGACAGACGCAGACGCTCGCCGCCCTCTCGCAGACGGTTGACAAGCTCAACGACGCGACGACGATGGCATCCGACGCATTCAACGGCGTCGACGACAAGTTCGGCGAGGCAGGCGACGCCGCACGCGAGGCCGAGAAGAAGGCCGAGGGATTCTCAGGCTCGCTCTCGAAGCTCCAGAACTCCGTGCAGGTACTCTCCGCGTCGTTCGGTCCCGCGTTCGTCGGCGTCCTCGACTGGGTTGCCGACAAGGTCCAGTGGCTCACCGACGTGGTATCCGGATGGAGCGACGACTTCAAGCAGAGCATCATCATGGCCGCAGGGTCGATTACGATCTTCAGCACCGCATGGAACTTCCTACAGCCACTTGGCTCAAGCCTGATGAAGTTCGGCAGCGGCGCGTTGCAGTTCGTGATTGGGCAGCTTGCCGAGTTCAAGGTGGCAATGGAGCTTGGCAAGGGCGGCTTTGCAGCAACCACCATCGGCATGAAGCTTGGCGGGTTCGCCACGAAGCTCGGTGCCCTTGCGTCCAGCGGTGCGCTCGCGACCGGTGCGCTTGCCGCACTTGGCATTGCGCTTACGGTCAAGTATGCCGCGAAGGCCATCAAGGCCAAGAAGGACACGGACAGGTTCAACGCGGCCATTGACGACGCAAGGGGCAACACCAAGGACCTCTACGCCGACCTCATCAATGGCTCCAGCAGCATCGACGACTATGGCAGGTCTTGGCGCGACGCAAAGGTCGACATGGACGACTTCATGTCGTCGCTTGAGGAGCACAACAAGGTCCAGTCCGAGACGCGCGAAGAAGCCACCGAGTCCATCGGCATGCTTGAGAAGTACAAGTCCGTCATCGACAATGCGGCTGGCGCTGGTGACGGGTACACCGGCAGCATGGCAGAGCTGAAGTGGGCGGTCGACGGGCTGAACGAGATTCTCGGGACGAACTACGACTACAACGAGATTCTGAAGGGCAGCTACGAGGACGCCGAGGGCGCGGCCCACAGCTACCGCGAGGAGATCGACAAGCTCATCGAGGCCAAGGAGCGGGAGATTCGCATCGAGGCCATGGGCGACCTCTATGCCGAGGAATACAAGCAGCTTGAGAAGAACAAGAAAGCATACAAGGATGCGCGTACAGCCCGTCGCGAGTTTACGCAGGATTATATTCAGGAACACCAGGGAGACTTGACCCGCGACAAATGGACGGGTGAAGTCAGGCAGAAGACACGCAACGAGCTTATATCCGACGCCCATGGAACAGACGAGTGGCAGGACCTGAACGACACGGTCGGCAAGACGTCGAAGGCCGTCAACGAGAGCGCGGATGCGCTCAACTACTATGACACGGCACTGACCAGCCTCATCGAGGAGGGCCGCTATGCCGAGGATGGCTTCAGGGGAGTCCGCGAGGGCATCATCCTAGACAACCAAGCGATGATGGATGCCATCACCGCAAGCGGCATGTTCGGCAGCAGTACTGAGGAAATTGGCGGCAAGATCAAGGAGCTGTCCAAGAAGCTCATGGATGCCAAGGTCGGCACCAAGGAGTTCGCCGACATGGCGCAGAACCATCCTGACGTGTTCGCCGGAATGGTCGAGAAGGCCAACGGTGACATGGACACGCTTGTCAACCTCATCTCTGAATGGAACATGGCGGAGCTTGAGGAGAAGTTCGCCGGGTTCACCTACGACGGCACCGGCTTCGTCAACGCCGAGGGTGACCGCTACGACTGGAACGGCACCGACTGGGAGTACAAGGAGGCGGGCGTCGAGGTCGACACGTCGCAGATTGACGAGGCCAAGGACAAGAAGGACGAGCTGAAGGGTGACGTCACGTTCGGCATCAACGTCAAGGACGATGGTGCCAGGAGCCTGTTGGATAGTCTGAGCAATACCAAGCTCGACGCCGTGACGATGAAGTTCCAGGCAGAAGACGGTGGCGTTACGAGCATGTACGACATGCTACAGTCGATGACCGGCAAGACGATCCTCACGAAGTTCAAGGCTGACGCAACAG